CTTGTCGTCCCGCAGAGGCTCGGCTGAGCCCTGCATCCGAGAGTCATCCGAACACTGTTCGAATGGTGTTCGCTCACTGCTCAGCAGTAACTCATCTCCTTACCCTCAACCATGATGTGCAGCCGGATCACCTGTCCGCCGCTCACCACCGGCTGAACCTTCAGCCCGCCCTTGCGGATTATCGCCCTCAGCTTGCGCGACAGAGCCGTCAGCCCGCCCTCGTTCAGGCGGTAGAAGCTCTCACCGGCTATGCGCTTGTCCTGACAGAAGGCATTGATGCGGCGCCAGTCGTCGGTGTCCACTCCCGCGTCCTCCATCAGCTTCAGGCAGAGGTGGCGCAGCTGGCGCAGGTCCTCGCGATTGATGGCGCGTCCGTGCTCCAGGTCGTAGCAAAGGGCATTGTATTCGTAAAGCTGCATCTCTCGAAGGCTCTCCGTGCGGCCGTTGGTGTACTGGCTCACCAGCTGGTGGCGCAGCTCCTCTGTGTCGCCGGGGATGCCGAGCCGCTTCCAGATGCAGAAGAAGCGGGCGAAGTTCGCAACGCGCTGCGATGCGACCGTCGGTGCGTTTTCGTAGATCCTCGGCATGGCTAGTCCTCCCCACGTTTAATCTTCGTCGGTGCCCACTGCACGTCGACCTTGGCGTCCACCATGCCCGTACCGTTGCAGATGGGGCAGCTCTCAGTCTCCTCGTCGGTGTCGTGACGGCTGAACCATCCGCGCCCGCCGCAGTAGCCGCAGGTGACACCCAGCACCAGGAAGTTCTCCTTCACCCCGATGACGGGGCAGCTTGGAGCCTCAATCTCAATCACTGTCTTGCGTGTACTCATAACGTTGAATGTTTATTTATGAATTGCTAATCTATTATTACTTTACTCTTAACCCTTAACTCTTTACTCTTGGAGCGGAGCGACCTGACTCTTGGAGCGTAGCGACCCGCCTTCGCCCCAGTATTTCTCCGCCCCCTCTTTCCATACGACGAACTCGCCCTTCGAGCCGATGTACCGACCTTTCGAGAAGGCCTTGTAGCCCTCGACCCATATCTTCAGGTCGGCGTCGTACTGAATGCGCTGGGCAGACTCACCCGCAGGCAGACGCCCGCGTGCATGACTGATCAGGATGATTAGCTTGGAGGTGAATTCCTCCTTCAGGTGGATGTAGTCGGTGTAGTTCATCTGAGTGTATTGCAGAGAGTCTATCACCACGATCGAGGGACTCTTCTTCTTACGGAGTCGCTCCTTCAGCTCTTCCATCGACTCAACGACCAGGGCGAAGCGGTTGCCACACTCGTGCATCTTGTAGCGGGTGAAGTTCTTCTGGACGGTCATCGACGCGCCCTCCTCCAGGCTCACGTAGAGCACGGTGTCATACTGGCTCAGCTTCTTGCACAGCTGCATCACGAAGGATGTCTTGCCGTTGCCCGAGTTGCCCCAGATGAACCATCGCCCCCGACGTTCCGGCTGGCTGAAGGCCTCTGCCCACGCGCCGTCGAACGGGAAGGTCTTATATCGTTTGTTCAAAATATCAGTTACGGTATAACTGCGTTTCATTGTATTAATGTTTTTCTTGTCGTCTTGAAAAAAGTTCTAAAGTATGTCGTCTAAAAGGTGTTCGTCACTGTCGTGCGCCCCAAACATCGTCGTGCGTGTTCGGTTTGCCGGTGTCTCTCTTTTAGCGTTAGTGTATTTCGTAAAAAAGGAAACTCTGCGGTGCCTTTAGTGCGGTTATTCCGGAGTATCGCCGCTGATGAGCGACGTCATAACACTTATTCGCCGTAGTTATTAGCCCTGTCCTAGCGAGGCAGCCACCGCGAGAGCTCCTTTTTTCTATTTCGTCGTCCTCTTCATCACATGGATGAACTTCTTCACGCGGCGGAAGTCGTTGGCATGGTCGGCAGCGTCGGCCACCACCTTCACGATGCTCTTCTCGTCGGTCACTCCGTTAGCCATGCAGATGGCAGCCACGTCGTTCTTGTCAGCCGGACTCAGGTCGAAGTACTTGCGACCGATGCGCGAGAAGAACTCCTTATACCCCGGACGATAGTAGCGCAGACCTATCTCAATACGCTGCTTGATGGTATCTGTCGACAGAAACACCATGCCGCAGCGGTCCTCTATCTTGTTATACATTGAGACGAAGTAGTGGAACACCGTCTCGGTCAGCTTGTCAGCCTCGTCGAAGATCAGCACCGGCGACTCCATCTTCACAATCTCCACTATGATGAGGTCCCAGAGGTCGCGCAGCGTGATGCCGTCCGAACGAAGGCCGATGGCGCGGGCAATCTCGCGGACGAAGTCTGTCCTCTGCAGGTCCTCAGAGCAGAGTATGTAGAACGCCTCGCGATGAGTGGCCTGATACTGGCGCGCCGTCGTGCTCTTGCCGCTGCCGGCTTCACCCGTCACCCATGTCACGTTCTTGTACAGCTGAGCATCCTCCAGCACGCTGGTCATCTCGCGGAATGCGTAGGTATCAGCCACGTTCCACTCCTCGCCATGCGTCGGCATGCCGCCAACCTGAGCGCCTATCTTTCGCCACATCACTTCCGAGATGCTGTCGTCCTTACCTCCGTTAAGGATTGTACTGATGGTTCCTGCCGAAGTTCCCTTCAGCGACTTCGCTGCCATGTTCTGGCTCTGAAACTTGCCTACATACGCTCTCAGTCTCTCGCGTATGCCCTCTTTTTCATTGTCTGTTATCATTGTTGTATGCTTTTGGTTTTAAAATAGTATTCAAAGTTTTCCGATTACCTTCTTTTCGTCGAACTCTCTTGGAGCCATTATCTGGTCCCAGGTGATGTTGCTCTTCTGCTTCGTGGCGCGTCCCGCCTGAGTCTCCTCGATGGGACCCACTCGGTAGAGCGCCGTCCTTCGTTCAATCTCTCGACGAGTCTCCGTCGTCGCTCCCTGTAGCTTCGGTGTCACGAGCCCCAGCTGCTCAGGCATCACCCCGTGCTTCCTCTCGATCTCCTTCGCTCTCACCATTCGCTCTATGCGGTCGCGGCGGTTGGCCTCCTCCTCCTGACGGATGAATCGTGCCTCGCTCTCCGTCTGCTCCTGAATGGCGCGGTGGATGCGCATCGGTGGAGTCGCCACGCGGACGAATCTCAGACTGCCATCCTTGTCCTCCGAGTAGAGGCGGACGCTGCCGAAGTCGTAGGGGTCGTACTGAATTCTGAACTTGCTCCCCACGTTCCTGCTCAGGAACTCGTGGTCGGGAACTCCAGCCTCGCTCTGCACCTCGTAGGTGTACTCGCGACGGTTGATGGTCACCTTCACTCCGCTCGTTCCGTAGGTCACCGGCTTGTCGGTCATCATCCAGAAGATTCTGATCATCTCCTGAGTGGTCACCGCCTCGGTGTCGGGGTTCACGCTCGTGTCGTACATCTCCTGTCGGCTGATGCCCGTTGCGGGGTGAGGCATTGAGTTCCACTCCTTGCGCAGCTCGGCATATTTCGCCTTCAACTCGACCAGCGTCGGCAGCTTGTCCTTATTCTCGTTGATGAACTCCAGGTTCGGTCGGCTGCTCTCCTTCCTCGCCGTTATGTTCTGTCCCGTGAAGAACCACTCCTTATGCAGCACCTCGCTCTGGAATCGGCCGAATGCGTTCTCAATGGTCTTACTCTGACCGTTGTGCGCCTTCGTCGAGCGGTGGATGCGGCTTGTTATCTTTGCCATGAAGCCTTGACTCTCCAGCTTCTTGTGTCCGCCCTGGTTATCGTAGACCAGCTCGTAGGGCTTGTGCCCAGCCACCTGAATGGCCATGCGGTAGGCGCCATACTGCGCCTCGAAGTCCTCGTGGTCACTGATGTGGTAACCCAGAAATACCTCCGAGTAGGCGTCAATCACCTCGTAGACACTGGTCGTGCGCACCTGGCCACGTTCATCTCTGTAGTAGAGGTTAATCTTAGTACCATCGCCGTACCAGAGCGCGTCGCGCATTGCTGGGAGCTCCGTATGATGTCGGCGGCTAAACTTTTGGTTAGCTGCCAGCTCTCCGTAGACCGCGTCGTACCAGAGGGGCTGAATGGCGGGCGAGTAGAGCAAGCCTGCCAGCGTGCGCTGACTCTTGATCGGCTGCCAGCCTCGGCGAGGCGCCTCCTCATTGTATGCCTCGAAGATCTGAACG